GACGGGAGTAAGGCGACGCACTTGCATGCCAATCATTGCAGCCGGGTAGCCCTGCCCAGGCTTGCCGCCGCCCGTGCTGAGTGCTTGGGTTGTCTTTCCATCACCGCCAACGAGCTCGACCTCGCCTCGCTGATTCTCGCGCCACGATACCGGCACCAGCGGCGTTTCCCGCCCAGTGCCGTCCTCGCTGGCATCAAAGCCTTCTCCGCGCAGGGAGTGGGTGACTGGCTGGACAATCGCCTTGCCCTGATTGACCCATTGATTTGACCCCCACTTTTTGCCGTCGTTGGCTTCCAAAGTTGGGAACACGCAAGGCAGCAGGGTCTCGGTTTCTGGGTCGTAGCGCTGGCCCGTGCCGGTGGTCAGGCATTGAGCTACCAGCGCGTCGGACTCTACTCGGTCGTTTCCTGTGCGGCTGAACGGAGCGCCTGTTCCAACTGTGGGGGCAACCGCTTTCCCCGCTTCTCGGCTCGGCGCAGAATCCCGGCGCAGGCCTTCCCACTCAAGAAGAACCGCTGCGGGATCGAAGTCGTCTCGAGCACTTGCGACAACGAACACACGGCGGCGTCGTTGGGCCACGCCGAAATATTGGGCATCCAAGGTGCGCCACGCAACTGTTCTTTTGGGGCCAGCAACCACACCCGCGTCTGTCCATCTGCCGCTCGGAACGATGGCGGAATCTGATCCAGAGAGCGCCCCGAGAAAACAACCGAAGGCGTTGTCTTTGGTTGAGAGGACTCCGGGGACATTTTCCCAGAAAACGATGGAGGCTGGCTCTCCTCTAGCAAGTCGAACATTGTCAATTGCATCTGATATCTCGCAAAAAGTTAGGGATAAGTTGCCACGGGCATCGTCCAGAGACTTACGCAAACCGGCAACGGAGAAGGCTTGGCATGGCGTACCACCACAGAACAGATCTGGGGCTTCAACTTCACCACTCGCTATACGGCTAGGAAGTGTTGTCATGTCCCCAAGGTTGGGAACATCAGGGTAGTGGTGCTTGAGGACAGCAGAGGGGAAAGGCTCAATCTCAGAAGCCCACGCAGCCTTCCACCCCAAAGGCACCCACGCTACGCTTGCGGCCTCAATGCCGCTACAGACAGATCCGAATCTCACCCCACAATCCTTCCATTGAACTCTTCCCGCAACTGCGACAGCATCTGCCCAGGACTAGCGCACTCGCTCGGATTGGCCAAGATCTCGCGGCTGCTATACACGCCATCGCCAGGCATCCCATTGGCAACGTCCTTGCCATTGATCACATAGATCGCTTTCCACTCGTTAGGCCCAGGCTTGCGCTGCCACGGCACCAGATCAGGATGCAGCACATGGCTCTCGCACCCCGTGCGCTGGGCGTCTAGCGGGATCGAATCGTCCCATCGGGCGCAGTGCCAGGTGCTGTCGGACTTGGGCGTAGCGTGAGCGCAGGTGCGGCAGTTAGCGTGCTCGGTGGTCTTAGTCTCGTGGCAGAACTTGTGCGCGTCGCAGAACTTGCATTGATACCAGCTCGGGTCATCGCTGATCGGTGGTGGCATGCGCTCGGACAATGCAATGTAATGCCCACGGCGCACATACTTTTCCGCGATTTCCTTGTCATATTTAACGCGTTCTGTATAGATTTGATCGTTATCTTTACAGATGGCGAAGTACAGCGCCCGCTCGATGCCGGTGCCATGCATGTAGACCTGCATCTGGACGAAGTGCTCAGGCTTGGATTTCTCCACGCCGTTCTTGACCATGTCGTCGAATGACTTCTTGCTGTGGGTCTTGAACTCCGCCACATGCTGGGCCTTGGGGGCTTCGGGCACGCCCTTCTCAATGATCCCGTCCAGTGAGCCAGAGACATGACTGCCAAAATCCACCCGGTGCTGGGTGGACACCTTGCGAACGTCTACGCCAATGGCCCTCAGGTCGGCGATGATGTTCGCTTCCTCTTGGTGGCCTCGGCGGAACAGGCGCAGGATTCGGCCTGGAAACTTGGGCTGCACCGCCCATCGGAAAGATAGCCAGAGCCAGCGGTCACACGCATGGCCTAGCGTGCTGACACCAAGGTGCGGCCTTGGAGGTTCGGCCTTTTTTTCGTGGTGCTTGTCAATCAGCGCCTGAATGCTATGATCCGACTCGGGTATTTGCATTGCCCACTCCTTGTTTAAGTTGTTTGAATGCCCCCGGCGTAAAAACCGGGGGCTTTTTTTTACTTCTTAGCCCAAGGCGGCGCAGCGCTCTTTGCTGCGGCAGGGGCAGGGGCTGCGGCCACCGTCGCCACCGGAGCAGGGCTACCGGAGAGCGACTTATAACCCTTGACCTCGTTGCCAGCGCCATACTGAGCGTCTTCCTTGATCGCCAGTTTGATGCCGAGCTGACCGCCAATGAGCTGGTCGGTATCGGTCACCTTGCCCAGACCAATCGCCCGCATGATCTCGCCCAGGTCAGCGCGGCCGATCTCCTCAGCCTTGGGGTTCGGGTTCTTGATGTTCAGATTGCCGAAGACAACGCGCCCCTGGTGCGTCGGACCGGTGATGTCATAGCGTAGCTTGATGTACTGGCCGGTGCCAGCTTTGGTGTCTTTAAGCTCGGCCTGGGTAATGGTCGCGTTGTACCAGCCGGCGGGCAGGGGCTCGTAAGCACCGCCAGTGCCTTTAGGCAGCTCGTTGACGTCAAAAGATTCAGAGAGAAAAGCCATGATTACTCCTTAACAGTGATTTTGAAAGACGGACGGCCCGGTTTGACCGTAATTGCACCAGCCAGAGGGCGAGTGATTGCTTCGTCGGCCTGCTTCCAGGCTGACATGTTGATTTCAGGCTTCCACCTGAACAGGTTCGGGAGATGATCCGAGAGCCCCATCTCAGCCGCCAGCTCTTGGAGCTTGGTGGAATCGACCTTGCGGTCAATGCGGCCTTGGATCTTGACCACGAAGCCCGTAGGCTCGGCTGTCTCGGTGGACTCAAACGCCTCGGGCAAGCCCAGCATCTTGACGATCTGATCTTCGATCTTGCGGCGCTCGGTGACGGCCTCCTCCTCAGAGGTTTTCCAGCGCAGCCAGTCGGCGCTCAGTTCTTTGAGGTCAGTCATTTGCGGGCCTCCAGCATGGCGTCGGCCACCTGGTAGGCCCACGCCGCGGCCTGCTCCGGAAAATCTGTTTTTTCAGCACTTAGAAACGCCTGCATCGCCTTGGCCGCGAAGTAGTCGCGCAGGGTCATTCCTGTGTACTCATGCTGCTCAAAATCTGCGCTCGGAAACGCCGGTCCACCCGTTTTAATGTCGGCGCTCATGCTCTGTCCCCAATTTTCTCAATGATGGCCCCAAGATCCGGAGCTTCCCACGCCGACAATTTTCCTGATCGATCTTTGGCAAGCCATAGTCCGTCGCTATCGCACATCAGGGCGCGCTGGGTGACGCCATCTGCATCGCGCTCGACGCGCAGGGCCAGCACCTCATCGAAGAAGTACGGTAAGCCTTGCGTAAGGCTTTTACCGGGCATTCCCGGGTTGTAGAGCATCTTGCCCATCTCGTCCTGCGACTTCTCGAGCTTGGCGCTCATGTAAACGTGCTTGCCGGGCAGGTCGCGGAAAGCGCGGATTAGCTCTTGCATCGTGGTGTTCATCTCACCGTACGCTGCGCGGCCGTCCTTGTTCTTCTTCATCTCGTGATTAAGGACGACCTCAGCCACCTCAGAGATGCTGTCCAGCGCCACGGACTTAAACTGCGCTGCTTCGGCGCTGTCCTTGCACCAAGCAAACGCCTCACGCAGATCGTCCATCGAAGCGATCTCGATGTAAGGGATGTCTGCATCCTGAATGGACAGCAGGCCACCCTCGGCAGAGAGCACGATTGGATTGGGCAGCGTCTTGATGAGGCTGGTCTTACCGGCACCGGCTTGCCCGTAAACGAGCAGCTTGACGCCGTTGGCAGACAGGCTGCCAGTGGTCTTCAGATTGATTGCCATGCGGCACTCCTTGTTTGCACCTCCTTCTGGAAATCAGTTCGAGGTGTGTTGCAACTCTAGTCGATTTCGCGGTACGATGTCAACACCGCATGAAAAAAAATCCAGAAAGGCAGCAATGAAGACTGAAGAAGCCGTCGCCCACTATGGCGGCGTCAAGAGATTGGCGGATGCACTAGGAGTGTGGCCCCAGGTGATCTACGCTTGGGGAGAGCGGCCCCCGATGTCGCGCCAGTATGAGCTGGAGGTAAAGACCGAGGGCGAACTCAAGGCAGATCGGGAGCCGGTGAATGGCTGACCTCTCCAACATCCTAGGTGGCCCGTGGTCACCCGCGCCACAAAAGCAGATCGCTCCCCCTGAAGTCCAGCTCATCGACGCCATTCGCGCAGCGGGACTCGAGCCGCCTGATGAGGTGCATCTGGACGGGAAGATCCACCGCTTCAAATCCGGCAGCAAAGGCTCGCCAGGACATGGCGATAAGCCCGGCTGGTATCTGGTTTTTGGCGACGGCATCCCCGCTGGGCGTTTTGGCTGCTGGCGCTCGGGCATTGAGGTGACTTGGCGCGCAGAGGTCGGGCGCAAGCTCACGCACACTGAGGAAATGGCCAACGCCAAGCGTCTTGCTGAGGCCAAAGCGCTCAGAGATGCGGCCCTCGAGCGCCAGCACCAGGTGGCAAGCGAGACGGTCGAGCAGATCTGGGCCAATGCCAACCCTGCCAGCCCCGAGCACCCTTACCTCGTAGCCAAGGGCATTGGCGTGCATGGCGCACGCATTACCGGCGACGGGCGCTTGGTCGTGCCGCTTTACGACGCCGACGGGACACTCTCGAGTCTTCAGTACATCGACCACCAAGGCGGCAAGCTCTATCACCCTGGCGGGCAGACGGGTGGCAAGTTCTGGCAGCTTGGCTCCACCGATGATCCTGGCACGATCTACATCGCCGAGGGATTTGCCACGGCTGCAACGATTCATGAAACGACTGATCGGCCCGTGGTCATTGCCTACAGCGCGTCCAACCTCGTGACCGTGACCGGCAAGCTGCGGGAGATTTATGGTGCAGCGCAGGATCTGGTGATCGTGGCTGACAATGACAAGTCGGGCGTCGGGCAGCGGTACGCCGAGCAGGCTTGTGCCAAGTTTGGAGCGCGCATGGTTATGCCTCCAGAACCTGGCGATGCCAATGATTATGCCCAAGCCGGGCACGATTTGGCGAGTCTTTTGGCCCCAGCCGCAGACGATTGGCTCATCCCGGCAGATGACTTCTCAGCACAGCCCAGCCCCATCTCGTGGCTGGTCAAACGCTGGATCCAAGACCACGCTCTCGTCATGGTTCACGGCCCCTCAGGCGGTGGAAAGACCTTCGTCGTGCTGGACTGGTGCCTGCGTATCGCATCAGATACACAAGCCGACTGGTGCGGACACAAAGTCCGCCACGGCAACGTGGTCTATCTAGCAGGCGAGGGCCACCACGGCCTGCGTGGACGCATTGCCGCCTGGAAGCACCAGCACAAGCCCGGCCCGATCAATATGTGGCTGTCCAAGCACGGGTGCGATCTGAACACGCCAGCCGGTTACCTCAAGGTGGTCGAGCACATCCGCATGCTGCCCACCCCGCCCAAGGTGATCGTGGTCGATACTCTGCACCGGTTCCTCGCGGGCGATGAGAACAGCGCCCAAGACGCCAAGACCATGCTGGACGCCTGCGGTAACCTGATGCAGGAGTTTGGCTGCTCGGTCATCCTGGTGCATCACACCGGCGTATCCGAGGAGGCCCAGCACCGTGCCCGAGGATCCTCCGCTTGGCGAGGTGCTTTGGATATTGAGATAAGTGTTATCCCGTCCGGACCTAATAGCCCCATGCAATTGGTGCAGAGAAAGTCCAAGGATGCGGAGCTTGCAAAGCCGGTATTCTTGGATTTGCAGCAGGTCACTATTCCTGGGTGGTATGACGAAGATAATCAGGCGGTAACGAGTGCAGTGGTTATTGAGTCGCAAGCCCCAGCAGCACCGTCTAAAAAGGACTCCAAGATAGATGGGTTTAGAAAGGTGTGGGAAAACGCCTGGTGGGCCAGCGGTGCGGAGGATCTGGGCGGTGCGCCATACCTCACCAGATCAGCGCTCAAGGACAAGCTGGCGCAGGATGGCAACGCCGAGCGCACCATCAGGAACATGGTGAACCCGTCGTACAACGACAAATTGATCGGCGCGCTCTTGCAGGCTGGGATGATCGAGGCCACCGAGCATGGGTGGATCATGGTCGATGAGGCAAACGCCAGTGCATTGATGTTACGCAAAAATGTTTAATGCGGGTGTTGTGAGAATGTGGGAAAAGTTGACCCTGAATGACCCTAGGGTCATGACCCTGGTCAGGGTCAAAGTTGCTCAAAAAAGCAGCAAAGTTGACCCTCCCTGACCCCCAACCCTAAGGGTTGGGGTCATAGGGTCATGCTGCGTCTGGGGTCATTGGGGTTTGTTAGTGGATACTAACGGGCTGATTTGGTTTGGTATACGAATTTACTAATGGAGGTTTGGGATGGGAAGGCCGGCAAGTCCGACTGCAAAGGTGCTGCATCGCAAGCTCGATGACGGCCAGCGAGCAATCCTGCTGGCGGCAGGCAACGGTGATCTGTCTGCCGGATGGCTCGAGGTGATCGATGCGTACTCGCACCTCTATAGCCTCGGATACCGCCCTGGGATGGATTTGAGCAAGGCGTCGCTATCCCTCCCTTTGGAATGCTACAAGAGCGCTCACAATGCCCGTTAAACGCGTTCCTGAGGCACTGGTGACTGGTGGAGGCTGCGCTTCCCAGCAAATAATCGGGGACAGATTAAAACAATTGGGGACAGAGTACCCTCGAGAAGCACCATCCGCCTCTCTCACTCGCTCTCTCCGCCTCCAAAACGCGCCAGCACCAAACTTGTCCACAGCTTATCCACAGATCCAGGCCCGAGTTGTCCACAATTGCCCTGTGGACAGCCAGATTTGTAGTACTTTTCCGCCTCGGAAGTTAAATTTTATTTGACATAATGATCCTTGTATTTCTTTCCAGGCGCTGCTGGCACGCATGAATCTTACGCAACATCAATGAAATCAATAACTTACGAACGTTGTCCACAAGTTATCAACAGTTAGAACTTACTTCTGTGGACAACCTGTGGATAACCTGTGGACAACTTGATAGGGGGGGGAGGGGGTCGCCTCGGCCGCGAGTTATTGTGGGTGCCTCCCCCCTACCGAAAAAGCGAAATCGACCTTTTTACTTGGAGTTAAGTATGCGAAAGCAAAAGCCAATGACGATCCAGCAATACGCGGTTAACCCCCCGTCGATCCTGCCCAAGACGGATAACCAGCGGATTAAGGAGCTCAAGGAGATAATGATCCGCTCTGGCGGAAAGGACGTGGCGGAGAAGGTAATCCAGATTGCGCTAAACGATAACCACCCAGGTCAGATGGCGGCATTGAAGATGTGCCTGGACCGAGCGCTGCCGGTGAGCATGTTTGAAAAAGAAAAGGGCGCGAGGTCTGCGGTTACGATTAACATCACCGGCATTGGCGAGACCCCAACGATCATTGAAGCTGGTGGAGATGTGACGGATGT